TTTTTTATAGTAATTTATATTTCTCCTTCAATTATTTTTTTTGCTTTGTCTATTGTTTTCCAATTTTTAATATTATTTTTAATAGCAAGTAAAAAAATATCTTTTCCTATTTGTTGTCTTTGTTCTTTAGGAAAAGGAAATATAAGATTGCCAACAAAATCTTCTACTTCTTCTGCTTGTTCTTTTATAAATTCTTTATATGTCATTTTATTTATCTCCTTTTTTATATTATTGTAGTTAAAGTTTACAATATGTCAACAGTTATGTTTCACATGAAACATTTTTATTTGTTCTATCTTTGTTCTTTTTAAAATTAATGTCATATTAAACATAAAAAAAGACTTGCAATTATAAAACATTACAAGCCTTTTTATTTTTTTAATTTTTATTCTATTCTGTCGTGAATTGGTATAGCACCATAAAAATTATGACCTAGCATTTTTTCTATAGCTTCATTAAATCTACTATCTGAAGTCGCTGCAAAATTGCCACCAAACATTGTATTTTTATTTATGTCTTTTTCTGCAACTATTTTTACACTATTACCGTGGCTAAATTTTTGTAAAATTAATTTAACTGGTGGATAGTCTTTACAAGGCACAAAAGGTGCGTCAATATTTGTTATTGTTAAACCCTTTATTTTTTTTGAAGATATACCATTGTTAGTGCAATCTCCTAAATTATTTTTATATATATAAATATGTAATCCCATTTTTTATATTCCTTTTTTTGCTATAAAATAATTAATGTCTTTATTATATTTGTTTTTAAAATCTTTTATTAGTTCTTTAAAATCTTCTATAAAATATTTAGCATTGTAAAATTTTATAGAATTGTAATAAAATAAATATTTTTTGTAATATTCTTTTTTTGTCATTTTGTTACTCCAGTTTTTTGATGTCATTATTTAATGTTATAATATAATGTCATAAATTAATGTCATTTTTATAAGCTAGTTTTACTTGATAGCTATAAAGCAAGTAAGTATTAAATACTTAACAATGCACTTTATATTTAAAGTGCATCATTAAATATCTATTTTTTAAACTCCATTTGTTAGTAATTGAATAATAATTATTAGTTGTAGAATTATTGTAAATAATCCAATATAAGCAATTGTTTGATAATGTTTATAATAACCTTTATAAGTCATAGCTTTGTTAAACTTATATTTTTCTATTATTTGCTTTTGTTTTAATTCATTTTTTAAGATATTTTCCATATCTTTTGTAATGTTATTATATTGCATTGTTATTGCTCCATTTAATTACTAGGAATTGCCTAGTCAATAAGAATCAAATCAATAAGAATCAAAATAATTCTTAATAATGGGCTTAATTAAAAGCCCATAGTTAAAAATTATAAATTATTCGCCTCATTAAATCCTATAACAAAGCCCAATAATTCTTCTTTACTGTTAAATCTTTTTATATCTGTACCGTATTGATTAGAACCAATATTAATAGAATATTTATTAAAACTAATTCCTTGTTTTATGACATTTCTATCCATCATATCTTGCCAATAATATTTATAACCATTTTTTACAACAAATTGAGTAAATAGATAACATTGCCAAGCATAATAATATTTATTCTTACAAGATAATCTAAAATTAATATTATCTTTATTTCTTTTAAACTCTAATTCTGACCTTTCCATAAATAATTTATTGCTATCAAATTTATTATAATCCCTATTATTATCTAAAAAGTTTTCTATTTCATTTATTCTAGATTCTATTTTGTTTAATTGTTTAATATTTAACATTTAATTTGCTCCATTAGTTAATTAATAAGACGAAGTATTATAATACTTCTTATTTTATTTCTATGAACCGCATAGTCGGTAAACATTTTATAATGCTTATTACTAGGCTTAATAATAAGCCCAGCAATAAAAATTATATTTTTTCTTAAACTCAATTAATATTCGTTTAACCAGTAAGATTGATTTATTTTAACAAACTCTACATCATCATAATCTGTTAGCTCATAGCCATCAGTCCAACCAGTAGCTTTTTTAGTGTAAAAAGTATTATTTACATAAGTTTTTAAATACGAATTAAAAACATCTTTAGCATATTCGGAAGCTCCATTTCTAAAAACTACACTAGCTAAATCAGTAGTATATTTATTTAAACCAGATTTAACTAACACTTTAGGGTTATGCTCATTAAGATAACTGTTTATTTTTTTTATAGTTAAATTATCCATTATTTGCTCCATTATAAATTAATAATATATTTATTGTATATATATTTTACTATTTGTAAACATAATAATATTAAATAAATGCTAATAAATATAATTGTATAAATAGGGATTTAATAGACTGAATCTGCGACACTTTAAAACATCAATACATATAATACACTACATAGCATATAAAGAGATACTACAACAATTATGTTGAAATTTTGTAAGCCTAAATTTAAAAGCATACTTACATAATATTTTTAATAATGCTTTTAATCTAATACAATTTAATAACTACTATTATAAGATACTTATATATATAGTTATAACAATAAAAGAATAAAGAATTAAGAATTAAAATCTATGTATAGGTTTTATAGGGTTTTAATAAGGTTGAGTTAGTATATGGCATTTATAATAAATAAAGACGTTAAATCCTTTACAAAAAAGAACAGAAGTAAGGAAATACAACTTTTTCTTTTTCTGTTCTTTATAATATCATAGTAGCCATATCGTAGCCGTACAGCAACGCAACCCTTATTAAATACAATCATAAGCATTATGTATTTAATGGCATTGTATAGCGATTACAGAGGATATATTTGTTCTATATATGTTCTATTAATAACTGTTCTCTATTTGTTCTATAATATATTTGTTCTAACTTTGTTCTGTTTAGTATAGGTTCCATTATGTAAATTTATTTTATAAATTTATTTTGCAAATCGGATGTGGGGTGGTACTGGTGCTAATCTAAAGGCATATATCAAACACATCCCAAACACCTACTTTTAATTTTATAAAATAGTAAAAAACAAAAAAGGTTTTGACATAAGGGTTTAAATTAATTATATGTGTGTATAACTGTATTGGAGATATGGATGAAAGGCAGACCAAAGTTTGAACCCACAGAGGAGAATAAGAAGCAGGTGGAATTAGCTGTTGGGTTTGGATTAAATCAGGACCAGATTGCAAAGCTAATGAGCTGTGATGTTACTACCCTTAGAAAATATTTTAGGCATGAGTTAGATGCTGGTAAGGAGAAGATGGTAATGTCTATTGGCAGTCAGTTGTATAAGAAGGCTATGAAGGGGGATACTATCTCGGCAATATTTTTAGCAAAGACCAAAGCTGGTTTTAGAGAAACTGTGGAGCATGAAGGACTACCGAATAATATTACAGTTAGTTTTAATTTAGATAATAAGAAAGAGATTGATGCAGAAGTAATACAGGAGAAAATAACAAATGGCTAAAAGAGGATTATATGCAAATATTCACGCAAAGAGAAAACGTATAGCAGCAGGTTCTGGTGAGAAGATGCGTAAAGTAGGAAGTAAAGGTTCACCAACCAATAAGGCATTTAAACAAGCAGCAAAGACTGCAAAGAAAAATAAAAGGAAAGGATAATATTATGGCAGGATATGGATACGGAAAAATGAGTAAAAAGACTACTAAGAAACCTATGAAAAAAAAAGTAAGAATAGTTATGGGAAATAAAAATAAAAAAGCTAGAAAAAGAACTGCATAATGAAAGGGGTAAACCATTATAAGAAAGATGGTACAGTTCACAAAGGGGGTATGCACAAAATGCGAGATGGTACATTACACTCTGGCAAGTCTCATACTAGTAAAAGTGTAAAGCTGTTTCATTATGGTGAACTATCAAAAAAATCTCAAATGAAAGCAAGAAAATCTTGGAAAGCATAAATGGCAATAGATTATAGAGGAGAAAAATTTTCTGGTTATAATAAACCAAAAAGAACTCCAAACAAAAGTAAAAAATTTGCTGTACTAGCAAGAGCTAATGGACAAACAAAACTTATACGATTTGGCGACCCTAATATGAGAATAAAAAAAAATATAAAAAAAAATAGAGATAGTTTTAGAGCTAGACATAAGTGCGATACATCTCCACCAAGTAAACTTACAGCTCGATACTGGTCGTGTAAGAAATGGTAACCTGTTCCCTATGCATATAACCATTCCTTACACACCAAATAATTTACCAGATAAAAAATATAATATTATTTATGCTGACCCACCATATGCATTTACTGGTCATAAATATCAAGATTCAAATAGAGGTTTTGGAAATAAAGTTGAAGATAGATATAAAACTATGTCAATAAAAAGCATTTGTAATATTCCAGTAAAAAAAATAACAAATGATAATGCTTTGTTATTTATGTGGGTTGTAGATAGCCATTTAGATAAATCTTTTGATATTATTAATTCATGGGGTTTTAAGTTTGCTACTGTTGGGTTTGTATGGGTAAAACAAACAAAAAATAAAAAATTTTATTATAATCTTGGTAAATATACTATGAAGTCTAGTGAACTTTGTTTGATTGGTCTAAAAGGAAAATTAAAAAATATAAAAAAATTAAACAATGTTAAATCTTTATTATTAGCTGATAGAACAATACATTCAAAAAAACCTAACGAAATTAGAAATAGAATAATTGATTTATGTGGAGATTTACCAAGAATAGAATTATTTGCTAGAGAGAAAGTAGAAGGTTGGGATGTATGGGGGGATGAGGTATAATGCACATTACTATACCATACACACCAAGACCACAACAGGCAGACTTACATAAAAATGATAAACGATTTAAAATTTGTGTATCACACAGAAGATGGGGTAAATCTGTATATGCAATTACAGAAATTTTACGCAAAGCATTAGAAATAAAAACAGAAAGAAATGATGGCAGGTTTGCATACATAGCACCATACTATCGACAAGCAAAAGCTGTGGCTTGGGATTATTTGTTATATTATACAAAAGATATTCCTGGTACAAAAATAAACCAATCCGAACTACGAGTAGATTTATTAAATGGTAGTCGTATACGACTGTATGGTGCAGGAGATGACCCAGATGCCCTTCGTGGAATTTTCTTAGATGGATGTGTTTTAGATGAGTATGCTGATATGTCTCCTAGAATGTGGAGTGAAGTGATACGACCTGCGTTAACAGATAGAAAAGGTTGGGCAATATTTATTGGAACACCAAAAGGTAGAAATCAATTCTGGCAATTATATGAAGATGCAAAACATGATAGTGAATGGCATAGAGCAATCTATCGTGCAAGTGAAACAGGTGTAGTAGATGCTAAAGAATTAGAAGCAGCAAAAAAACAAATGGGCGAAGATGAATATATGCAAGAATTTGAATGTAGTTGGTCTGCCGCCATTAAAGGTTCTTATTATGGTAATTTAATTATAGAAGCAGAACAAGAAGGTAGAATTACAAAAGTAGAAAGAGACCCTAGCTTACCTGTTCATGTAGCATGGGATTTAGGAATATCGGATAGTTGTGCTTTATGGTTTTTCCAAGTTACAATGGGTGAAATCAGAATATTTGATTGTTATGAAAGTGCAGGAGTGGGATTAGACCATTATGTAAAAGTTATGGATGAGATGCAAATAGAATACTGGGGTGATGATTACCTACCACATGATGCTAAAGTAAGAGAGCTTGGAACAGGTAGAACAAGAGCAGAAACTTTAATTAATATGGGTAGACGACCACGCATAGTTCCTAACCATAAAGTTGATGATGGAATTAATGCTGTACGATTATTGTTGCAAAATTGTTATTTTGATGTTAAGAGATGTGAAAATGGTATTAATGCTTTGAGAAATTATCAAAGAGAATGGGATGATGTGAAAAGAGTATTTAAAAGAAATCCTTTACATAATTGGAGTTCACATTTCTCCGATAGTTTTAGGTATTTAGCTATGTCGTATAAAAATATAAAACCAAAAGAAAAAGAACCAGATATTATGAAAGAATTACTGCGTACTCCTACACTAGATGAAATGATGGATATGCACGATAGAGAACAACGCAACAAACCAGAGAAAAGGATATAATTATGCAAATAGACCCAAGAATATACAATAGACCCATGACAGAAGAAGAAAAAAGATTAATGATAATTCAAGGGTTAAGGCAAAATAATATGAATATGATGATGGCAGATAACAATACAACAATGCCAGAATCTGAATTTCCTGCTGATTACACAACAGGTCCTACAGTAATACCACCTGGTGCAGATATGTCTCAATATAATGATGTAACAGGAAGTATGTTAGCACCTCCTATGGATAGTTTTTTAGCACCTCCTATGGAGAGAGCAGCACCTATACCTCCTGTAGATAGTTTTTTAGCTCCTCCTGTAGATAGTACAGCACCTAT